GATTTTTTCGTGTACCGGGTTATTTGTGTACCGGTCGAATGAATATTCGATTGCCGGCGCGTACCCTACAACGTCCGCGCGCTCCGCGATCTCATCCACGTACTGTCTGGAATACTCTTTCGGGTTTTTCCCGTTTGTCATCGTGGTAAAATTAGTCATTCTTTCAAATTTCGGAGAGCTGCCCGTTGCATCCGTGTTCATGAATGCTACACGCAAATGTCTGCCGACTAATTTTGGTGCTGCTGTTGCTGTCATACTTATACCTCCTGCGTATAAATTAAGCGGCACTCAATACGATACTTTGCGTTTTCACCGTTCATATCGTACAAGTAACCGCTGTTTAAAGTTTCGATTGATATTGGGTTCTTCTTTTCTCCGAGCTCCGGAAGATTATCATTAAAACTCTGCTGCTCCAACCATTCCTCAAAACTCTGGAAGAATCCGCTGTTTTCAATGTTGATTCGTGCGTCTTGGTCGTATTCCTCTTGACTCGTAAATGCAAATTGGAACTGCTTCTTTGCGCCGCCATCCATATATCTCTGGATAATTGGGTCGCATGGAAGAGGGTCTACAGAGTATCCCATATCTGTCCCAATGTAGTCCACATTTACACGTCCATCACTTAAAAACGGACACGTGAGGATGTACGTTCTGACGCTGTCAATGAGATTTGACATAGTTTGCCGCTCCTTTCAGGATGGAATCTTTGTGGCGGTTTTTCATGCGCTCAAACCACTGCGATTTCTCTTTATGCTCGTAGTACTGCCTACGTGCATAAGGTGCAATCTGGTTGATCTCGCCACTTCCAATCACGGTGCCGAGAGTTGCTGACTTAACAAGTACTACTGTCCGTCTTGGAGTCTCCGGGTTCATGCGCCGGATGCATTCAGAGTCCACGAAAGACTGCGCATTTGCAAAACCGGATTCCATACTTGGCTTAAAGTTTGGATTCCAGTCAAGCCTTGCCGTCACTTTTCCACCTTTTGTTGCTTGCGTATAAATTACACCTCTCGGTGTCTCAATCTGGAATTTTTTCTTTCCTTTTGCCATTACACTCCCACCACCTTAATATGCGGATTTCCACCAAATGTATTGTAGTTTGCAGACGTGACTCTGGCCTTGTCTAATCCGTCCAAGTCCTTAATGGTCTGCATAACAATCTGACAATCTCCTTTAACAAGGTAATCGTCTTTTTTAATCTCTATGCTCGTGTCCGGGATTCTGATTGTGTACGCATCCGCCTGTTTTAATCCATCTGTCGTTATCTGCGACTTTTCGTCCTTGTACCACCACACCTCAGGTATATATATCCGCTCCCATTCATCCAGCCGAGTAGACGGGTTGTATTTTCGGCTGTACAGTGTAACATCTGTGTTCGTTAACATATCCCTCGATAAAGCAATCCAGTATTGCCAAGATATGTTTTCGCAATCCGGTACAGCTTGGATTCAAGTACTTTATTTGCATCCTGTCCGTCAACACACTCTGTCACATAAGACACAGAGTACCCGTCTGTATTTTCGGATTTTACGATCTTTCCGTCATTTGCTGTCAAATTATAGATGACATCGCACATCTCACAAAGACACGATTTGATGCGGTGCTCATTTTCCGTGTCGCTTTCTGCTCTTCCGGACGTGAAATCATACATATAAACCTCCGCAAGATCACGAGTCTTTTTAAACGCGGACTCAGTGGAGATTTTCTCTCCACCAAAGTCCTCAATGTAGTATTTGTAATCTACTAACATGTACACTCCTTACGAATTCGCCATAATGCCCTGCTCTAATTTATTCATTTTTTCTGCTGTCATAACGTCGCCGTCATTCCATGTAGTTGGTGTATATGCCATAACTCATACCTCCTATTTTGCTTTACCTACTTTTGCCTTGCCTACTTTCCCTCTACCAACTAAGGTAATGTCATCAGAGGGGTCTATTCCCCCACGTGATGACAGTAAATTCCTTTTACTTTATTTTCATAGGCATCACACATACCAACTGTTCTGTATGCGTACATATAAGCATCGGCAGCCTGGTTCTGGTCTGGGGAAATAATCTTCGGAACTGCGTGTTTCTGGTACTGGATAGTCGCGTTCCGGTCAATTGCCATAAAGTTGATTGCTTTTCCATCTGAATTCTTAGCGAATCCACCATCTCCGTTTGCTGTCAAGTCAACTTTTGTATAAAATCTTGCGGACGGTACTTTCACGATGCCAGCCCATCCTTCCAGTGCTCTTCTGGATGCAGTTGTATCTAAGTCCTCAACCATTCCAACCAATGTCGGATTGATGAACAGATAGCATGTAGATACATCTCCCTCTGCATCTTCAATTGCATTTCTCGCAGCTCTTAATGCTGCAAGCGCTGCTTTTCCATCGTTCAGTGCGCCTTCCGCTGTTGTGATACCAGAAATCTGCGCATATTCGGAAAATCTCCATGCATCCAACTCAGGAACTACCTGTGTGCGGATAAACTCCCCTGCAAGACGTCCAAATGCTACGCCAGCAGACTCAATATTATCCATTGCATCTACATTAAATTTACGGCCTCTGTCGTAGTCGCATTTAACTGTCTCGTAGTCCAGAGTTACATCACCGTTGACGTATCCAGAGGACTTATCATAGTTTGCAAGTCCCTGCATGGACATCTTTGGAATCAAAATCTCGTTTGCATTCGCTCCCTCTCTAATAAGATCACTCGGACCATCTAAAACAGATGTAAGTGAGCTTTTCTTATACACGAGGTCGAGCATCGTGGCATACTGTTTTCTACGTGCGATTGTATTTGTCATATCTTATCTCCTTATCATTTAAAATCTTTTTCTGTGAGTCCCATAGCAGCCGCTACCGCATCAAACGCACCGGGCTTCTCGGCTCCGCTTCCAAGCACTGGATTCTTAATCGGTTCGTCATCCGCAAACAGGAATTTGCTTTCTTCGTTCTCTTTCAGGTCTTTGAATGCATTTTCAATATCCGTATCCTGATTTTTGGATGCTTTCAGATCATCCGTTTTTAAGTACGGAAGAACCGCTTTTAAAGCTCTCGCACCGTACTTCTTAGCTGCGGCTTCAAGTTTTCCATTAAACTCATAATCCTGTTTAATCTGCGCTTTCTCTGCTTCGGATGCTTCATACTTCTGTTTGTAATCAGCCACCTGTCCTTTGATTTCTTCATAGTCTCCGAATCCCTCAATGGCTGTGTTTGCGTCTGCAAGCTGCTGTTTTGTCGTATCAAGCTCCGATTTGATATTGTCGTAATCTTTCTTCGCTTTACCGACATCTGTTGAATTGGCGTCCAGAATCTTGTCAATCTGTTCTTTTTCCAATCCCATTTCTTCTAAAAACTCTCTTTTCATGTTTCATCTTCCTTTCGCTTCGCTTTTTCTCGTGGTCGCACCACATGTCTCAAGTCAGTACCCAGTTTCTCGTCTTTTGGCAGGACAAAACAAAAGAGCCGCCTACGCGACTCTCCCTAACATATCCATGTATATCCGTTCTCTTTGTTGCTCTACGCCCATTTTCCTGCAGAATTTGGTGTACTCGTACAGCTGTGCCCTGTATTTCACTCTCATGTTTAAGATCTGGTCTGCATCCGCTCTGGCAGTCTTTAGTGCCACGATCTTAGACCGCTGCGCTCTCATTGCGGTTTCCATCCTCCGCTGTTGCTGCGTAATTCCGTAAGCATCCAACTCTTTACCTTGCCACCTCTTTGTTTTGTTTTCTATGGCATTCTGCTTTCTCAACCATTCATCCGACCACTGCCGTTCAGATGCACCTTTTACAAATGGGTAATAATCGTGGTAGCAGTTAGCTCCTTGTAGGCCAGTAGCAGTTCCAAGGCCGCACACAGACACCAGTTCTTCTTTGCTGTATACTTTTCCCTGCCACTTGCGGTGTTCCGGTCTGGCTCCCGGATGCCAGTCAACCTCGTAATAATTTGTACCCAGTTTCTCGGCGTTAATCTTGTTCAGTTCTCCTGTGATCTGCGATACTCCAGTTAATACGCTTCTGCGGACTGCTACATGCACTCTGTTACTGTATCCGGTGGCATAATCTACAGTCCTTAACCCACTGTTTGTCATCTGCGTGACAACTCTCCGGATGACTGTGTTATAGTCAAACGCACCGCTTAATACATCCATGATTGCCATATCTACATATCGCTGGTAATACTCCGAAAACGGCATAAATACACGCCGATTTCCCATAAGCACAGAGAATCCATAAGACCTTGCAAGGTTCTGCAACTCATCCTGTGTCTGCTTCCTGACGGCCTGCGACACCTGTTTGAGCTGTTCGTTTTCCTCTGCCGGAATAAATTCCCGGTTGATCTGCTCATATAAGTCCTTATCCCTTACATACTGCCACTCTGCTATCTCATCGTAGAGTTTAAACATCTCCGGATATGTAGCTTTCAGAGCATCTTTTAGGATTTTTTCTACCTCCTCTGTGCTCTTTCCCATCTCCACCAGTCTGTTAATCTGGTAATCGGCAGTGGATGTGATCTTTCCGGCCTTTCTGATTCTGCGAACAATATCCTGTATGATCCGGTTCTCAGCATCCATCCATATAGATTCCATTCTAAGAGACATTTTTTCGACATCTGGCTTACTCATTGTCTATCACTCCATTACTCCTGTTTGCTCCGGCACGTTCACTTTCGCAGTTTCTTCATCTTCTCCTAAGAATCGCACTCTGTATTCCCATGGTGCCCGAATGCCGGATGCGATCTCGTTTAGCATTAATCGCCTGTCTGTTTCCTCGTCCGTCAGAATGGAGTCTTTAAAGGTGCAAATAAACTCATATCCGGAATGTAGCATACCCTCGTGGAACGCAAGTCCTCTAACAAAGTCATCTAAGCAGTCTCTCAAATTGTCCTGAATTGCTTTAACGCGGTTGTACTTTCGGTTTTTCGATGCCTTAACCTCTGTGGCTGTCTTATCCACGCTCTGCGGATTGCTTAAATCGCCGAACGCAAGACCAACTACAAACTCGATCTGTCTAAAGTAGTTCTCTAGACCGTTAATCAAGTTCTGGTCTCTAAGCTCCGGCGAAAATTCTTTAAAAAATCCCTCTTCGCCGTCAATCCCTCGATACAATTTTTTATTTAACTTCGCTATACCGTTCTGTCCGTCTGGCTCTCGCTTGATAGCCGCAGCATCCACATGGATCGCCCTCTCACCAGACTCAAACTCCCAGTCTATTCTTGCGCTCTGCACGTCCGCTTTCCTGATCAAATCGATCGCATAATCAAAAATAGACACACCACAAGGCGTGTCATCAATCCTGTTCTTGATCGGATTCCGGTAATATCCAAAATCCATTTCTTTCACTCCCAGATATGCTACGTGCTCCGGGAGTCCTGTCCATGCTTCTAGGCTTTCCAACGGGATTTTACGGTCAAATCCATATCTGGTAGACGAGCTGTAGGCTTCGTTTGTAATCTCAAGAAATCCGTTTTTTATGCTGTGCCGCTCCAATCGTACATAGTACTTGGAATCGTCAATATCTCGGAAGTCCAGAAAGACGATATCGTTCGGTTTCTCATCGTTTCCAAAACTTACAGGGATAAACTTGTCTGCTGTCACAAACTCTGCTTGTCCATTTCCAAGCGGTTTTAAGCAAAAAGATCCAAGCCCTAGACCGTCCTGCAAGTTTTCGTTCAGGCTCTCCGTGGTGCTCTCAAACAGCTTCAGGAGCTTGTCATTTGAGATTTTAATTTCCATCTCTGACAAGACTACATCCGCAAACTCTCTGCATATACCCTGTTCGATTCTTAGGGATGTTACATAATCTTTGCACCAGTCTGCATTCCCGGACAGCATACTGTTCCATTCATTTATTTTTTGCACCATCGTGCTTGTAATTGCAGGAGATTCTCTCAACACCTGCTTCATCGTTGTCCTGCTTATCATGTTAAACACTCCTGTAATAACCTTGTTAATAAACTTAAACATCTTGCACCTCACTCTGTCAGCATCTTAATATCACGTTCTATCGTGTACTCAAATGCATCCAGTGTATCAATATCACTACTTCCGTCATCCAGTCGGTCATCTTTCATCGCTTTCTCATCCCACACCGCTTCTTGTAGCGCAGTAGATAAGGTTTCGCAATCCTCTGTAATAAAAAAACGCCCAGCCCCCATGAGCTTTAAGACGCATTCTATTCGGTCTTTTATTCTGTTTTTCTTGGCCGGTCTTACAATCGTGGCTGGATTAGCTTTTAGCATAGCATTTCGGATGCTCTGGCCGAGCGTAGTTTCCGCATTGTCCCAGTAGATAAAATCGACTTTTCCATACTTTTCTTGCACCTCGTTCACAAATTTGATAAGCAGATCATTCAGAATGTTTGAGTCAATACCGTCTTTAAAATCCTTATTCATGTGCCGTACGCTCTTTAATCCGTACACATTATTGTCTCGGTCGTACCCACTTGCCACGAAAGAGTGCCCTGACTTATTACCTCCAAAATCCACACCAATAGCAATCTCTGTCAAATCAGATGCAGCCGGCTCTTTTATAAATTCTTCTGGATGATCTGCGAATTTTCGGTAAATTGCTCCCTCTGCTCTCTTCCAGAGCCCGAGAATTAATCTGTCGTAGTAAACTGTGCCCTCGTATTCTTTGCAGAGCTGCTTTACAAATTCTGGATCAAGAAATGGATTGTCAAAAATCGTGTATTTCTGCAGGTATATGTCCAGTTCTTTGTTGTCGATAAATTCCTTTAACCAGTGTGTAGGATTCTCTGGATTGCAAGCTCCATCAAAGCAAGAATATGTCTTATCAAGACGGGATTTCAGCATCTGGAAGACTTCTTTGTTCCACTTTGCAATCTCATCACCGTAACAATACTTGATGGACGCTCCCTGTATCTTCGCAACCTGACTGACCTTTTCTGCTCCAAGGCAATAGACATCTTCTCCGCATACTCTAGCAACATTCCGGCTGTTTATATTTCCGATCAAGTCGCTTGTGTATATCTCTCTCATAGGTTGGAGTACGTTTCTCTCGATAGATTCCTTTGAAACACCCATAATTACATTTAATCCGGATAGTCCAGCTCTCTCTCTGATTCTTTGCGGCACGATATAAGCAGTGTCAACGAATGACTTACCAGAACGTACAGCACCGGACTTAATATTCCATCGATGCGTAGCATTCAGTATGTACTCATTCTGTTTTTGGCTTAGCTGCATTGTCGTGCATTCCTTTCAAGATTTCATCCAGCTTATCTATTGCTGTTCTGTCCTCATATTCCTGCTTATCTCTCCATTTATCCGGTTTCCGGTTCTTTAACCAGAATATCTGTGCTGTTGTGTCTCCCGGTATATATACCTCATCCGTTGCTTGCACAAGCTTCTCTTTTTCGCATAATTTCCCATGATTATCGTAATACTTCTCTTTTACTTTGAAAGTTTTTCTTACTTCACGAGTGCCCCCGAGCGCTCTTTCGAACAATGAATTTTCCACTTGCCTATCAGCAACATCCTTATTCTTTTTTAGGACTGCCGAAAGTGCCGAATACTTATCTCTCCACGTTCTAAAGGTCGAATAAGCAACCCCCATATTCTGAGCAATCTGCTCATCCGTCAAGCCGTCTCTCGCCCATCCCTCTATCTTTAGCAAGCCTTCCGGCTCTAGCCACTCTTCATATTTACCTTTTGCCATCCAACTCACCACCTTTTCTATCTAATCCAGCTTTTCGTTTTCCCGTCCCACTTAAATCCTCTGTCTTTAACTTCGCTTCGCAAATTATACGTTTGACCAGATACGGATTTTACGTTATCCCAATTTATCCCGAATGTTTCGCCGTTTTCAGCGCCTGCTTTCAATTTATATGTTAAGTATTGTGTCTTATTTGTTTTTGCTGTCTGCTCTCTTTTTTCTGGTGTTGCATAGAGGAACTTTAAATTCCCTTTTCCATTTTCTACAGCTTCTAGCACTTCGGATTTATAATATCCTCCTCCAAATCCGCTGCCTTTTTTGTATTCCGTTTCAATCGTTCTTGTTTTTGCTTTCGAATCAATCACTGAGTTTCTTCCACCTCCGGACAATCCACTTGAGCTTCCTCTACCACCCATTGCACTTTACCTCCTTGAATTTATCGGCATACGCTTTTACGTGAACAATGTTTCCCATGCACTCATCCAGAATTTCTCCATAAAAAATGATGGTTTCTGGTTGTAGCCTTCTGACCATCTCTTTATATCCATCAACGAATAGATTTTTACTGTTCCTATCTTTCATGCAACCGACACTGGATACTGCCACAGTTCCGCCCTTTGGCTCTCCGTCAAAGCACCAGTTAAATGATTCTTTGTCGCTCCACGCAATTGTAGGAATAACTTTGATTCCGTTCTTTTGCATGTAAGCGCCACACCAGTGTTTCCGGTAATGGTTGTATATCTGTATTGCTTTTGGGTAATCTAGATACAAACTGAAATCTGGTGTAAGCACATAATCAAACTCTTGTAGCATCGGGATATATGCATCAATGTTTGTCCATAACCGCACAAATTGATAGTCGTCTATGAAAAAATGACAAACTTTATTTTTTCTGTCTTTTGTTGTTCTGGCTGCATTGAAAGGGATGAACTGGTGCTCTCCATGAAATTCCTGTGGAAAAATTTTAGGAATATCATATTGTCCGCACCCTTTCATTATTATTTTCTGTAAATTTTCATAATTCCTCAAATTTGTATATCTCATTTTCACACCTTTTAAACACAATAAAAGCACCCATCTCTGGATGCTAAGAATTTAGGACTACTGCACAATGAAAGAATTAATAATGCCAACTGAAACCAAAATAACCAAGTACACAATCAAAAATATATAAGTAAAGGAGGAAACTTGCAGTAGTCCACAACGAGTGCAACCGGAATCGAACCGATGACATCTGGTTTTGGAGACCATTGCTCTACCAACTGAGCTATACACCCGTAGGATGCCTTTTATTGACATCCTTTACCCTATCCGCACTCGGGTACTGACACTAAATATAGATCGCTGAATCTATTTTTGTTTGTTTCGCAGATCTGCGGATATCTGCGTTTTGGTACCATTTGCAATGTAAGTCCGGTGTGCACTCCCGGCGCAGCCTGCAGCTGTCCAAGCCGTATGCTTACATCACAAAGCCGTGTACATGAGTCGAACCTGTCTGCCCTACATTTGCCACGGCATAAAAACACCGCCAGACGAGAAAGGGTGAAAGTCCGGCGGTGTTCCGAATGTTGTTTGGAAAGCTTTTGGAGTCTTTCTTCTAACTCCATGTTATACTATATATTATTTAAAGCGGACAATGTGGACAAAACGGACAAACTTTATTTTTCTTTCATCCACCTCTGAAATTCTTTCCTTGCGCTTTCCCCTGTGCAATTTCCTTTCATCTTCGCAGCTACTTCATCCCACGTAAGCCCCTGCATCACCTTGAACCGGATAATCCTCTGCATCCGGACCGGCGCTTTATTAATCACACGCTCTGCCTTTACTTTAATCAGCTCTGCGTTCCTCTTTCGCTCTTCCAGCAGTTTTTCTTCCTCATCCACATTCACAGAACTCTCTACACATCCGGAGATATTAAAGCTTTGCGGTTGGTACGGAAACTCCGGATTACTGCCTGTCACTTTGTCCTGCACAATTGCTTTTCTTCTATGCCGTCTGATGTCTTCTTCCGTCTCTTTCACCAATGCTTTCGCATCTATGTACTCATAAATCACGTTCTTGTCCAACTCTATCACCTCCCGGGATTCGCTCTTTTATGTTGTATTTCTCTGCCATGTACTCTACAACGTCCTTATTCGGCCTCTGTGCGCTTTTAAAGTCGCACTTAAAGGCTTCATGCCCCTGTTGCTTTAAAGCTGTCTCACATGGCTTTCTCGTTGCCATATTGTATGCTTCTATTTTCTTCATTCCATCACCTCAATTTTCTCTCCTTCTCCACATCCTCTTCCAATCCTGTCTTTAAAGTAATCACTGCTCCCAGCCCCAGGATGTAGTACAGGGCTAGGAATGCAATTATGATTATGATGTCCATGTTATTCCTCCTTGTATGGTTCTAACTGCTCTTTCGGCATCCACGCTGTCACGACATCGTATATAATTCCCTTATTTATTCCAAATTCTTTGTCGCAAGCATTGACCGAACCTCCCTCATCGTAAAATCTCCACATGCCCACTCTATCTATGTATCCATCATACACATTGTATTCTTCCGGATAGTATGTCTTTTCTTCTTTCGGAACCCAGGGCGAATCGTAGTCCGCAATCCATTCGGATGAGTGTACAGTAACTTTTACCATTTTCCCGACTTCCGGCAATTTCTCGCTTACCGGAATCCAACCGTCGTTATTATCCGGAACATCATCCATGTGCGAACGGATAATACCACTAATTTCGGTTGCCTTGCCTGTAGCACCTAACGCATACAACGCCTTATGTCCAGTTACATACTCTTTTTCAACTTTGCTTATCTCTTCCAAGATCTTCTCTAGTACGTTCATTTATTTCGTCTCCACTTCATTATCGTATTTCATACACTTTCCATCCTTGTACGCTACACATTTCTCTTTAATACACGGATGTAACACTGGTCTAACAAAATCGCCGTTGCCAATAAGCATTGCTTTTATCTCTTCTTTTCCCGTTAAATCAGGGCAAAATAAAATCATTCTTTCACTCTCCTGTTCCATGCTTTGATTGCCAGTTTTTCAGTGGTAAAATTACTTGTCTCAATAGGTGCTATTGTCATCTCACATTCATGATGCACAAAATATCCTTCGTAATTATTATTCAAACAAATTGTTTTAATAAGACCTGCTTCTCTGCCACAAAACGGGCATTTCTTTAATTCTTCCATGTTACTCACTCCATTTAATTTTCTGACCGCAATTCGGGTAATAAAAATGTTCATATCCTTTTTCGCAAATATATTCACTTTTGCACGTAGGGCATTTAAAGTTAATGTCACCAAGTATGTAGTCCATTATGTCCGGTTTTTTCGGCAACTGCTTTTCCAGTGATTCGATTGCAACTTGATACGCTTTAATATCCTCGTCAATTGCAGAGATGTTGGCATGCGTAACCATTTTGCATTTATCCTGAATATCAATACAATGATTTATTAATTCTATTGCTTCTTTAACTTTCTTTTCGTCCATCTTATAACACCTCCAGCCAAAGTCCATCCTCTCCATCTTTTTCATACAGGAAATCCGTCTCTATCCCGCAGACCGCCAATTCGGTCATTGTCCTCACGCAATCATCTGCATCAGCGCATTTGATCGTGTCACCTTTTTTCAGTCGTGTTTCTTCTGTTTTCGCCATTAGTCATTCCTCCTACTACGCAAACCTAATTTGCTGCTCATCCTCATATATTTCTATGTTCGGCACCCTATTCCCGATTTTTAAATACGGGCAGTTTGCTTCTACCAGTTTCTGTGCCATGATTGGCACTACACTGTTTCCGATTCTAGCCACTTGTTTTGCGATCGGATATCTCCTGTATTTGTAATCCCTGTCAATAATGTAATCATCCGGAAATCCCTGCATTAATTTAAGTTCTTCCGGTTTTAACATTCTCAGGAAAATATCCTTCATGACATACTTTTCGCCTTCGATATCCAGAATCACATTTACCAGTCCGAAACGATCTTTTGTGGTAATCGTTGCAAGCGGATTTGAAAGTTCTTGTCCTCCGCCAGTTCCGTAATACTTAATTAAAAACGCAGATATCAATCCAAAATGTCCAGGTGATGTTGTGATTGTGTGTAAAGGTTCGTTGCATCCCTGTCCGATTCCACTTTTATAAAATTTTGTAACAAAAGCTGTCACCAGGCCGTACCTGTTTGATGTGTCGATTGTTTTAATTGGTTCTGTCAGCAACTGTCCTCTTGATTCTCCATTTTTTGTTTCTCCGTGGTACTGAATCATAAATGCAACAGCATCTTTATTTCTCACGATATAGGGAGATGGATTGTCTATTACATATTTTCTGATTCCATTTGCAATCCTTTTCATCGTTGCATCTGCCAACGGTTTTGGTCTATCAAATATCGTTTTCCCTAAATCAGACCAATCGATATATGCCCCGCATTCCTGCCATTTCGGATCTCTGGATTTAAAATTCGTCTTTTCTGGCCACACGATGTCTTTTCCATCTCTCCTGAAAATTGCATACCAGCGCTTTCTCGTGGTAGGCGCGCCATAGTCTGCCGCAATAAGCTCCCGGCAGTCGAATATATACCCGAGACTCTTCATTGCCGTAATGAACTTCTTATAATCTTCCCCACGCCGTTCCTTAATCGGATGTCCGTTTTCATCCAGCGGTCCCCATTGCTGAATCTCTTCCACGTTTTCCATGATAATCACATCAGGGAGAATTGCTTTTGCGTGTTTGTATACCGCCCAAGGCAAAATCCGAAGCCCTTTTTCCCTCGGCTTCCCGCCTTTTGCCTTGCTGTGGCTGGTACAATCAGGACTCGCCCACATTAAAGCAACTCGCTTTCCTTTCACATATTTCTTCAAATCTACCCTGAAGATATCTTCTGTGAGATGCAATGTTTTCGGGTGGTTTGTCTTGTGCATCAAAATTGCATCCGGATCGTGATTGATTGCAATATCTACTTGTCTTCCAAGTGCCATTTCTATTCCTACGCTCGCTCCACCTCCTCCGGCGAAGCAATCTATAATCAAATTTTCCATTTTCTCAAAAGCCTGGTATACCCTTGCCCCGGCCGGAGGCTGGCTCCTTTCTATTTTTCGCTTATTTTTTATAACCTACTGTGAATACCGTTGCATCAATATCCGGTTTGGATTCGACACCGCCCTGTTGAGCTGGCAACTTGTCCGCACCCAACGTTCATAGAAATCCATGTAATCCTCCATTGTCCTAAAAGTGTTTTTGATTAGATTTTTTGTATCCTTTTGTCTAGTCGTCATATTATTGTCGTTCAGAAACTTCTTAAACGTCTCGATACTTGCGTCTATTCCGATCTTTTTGCTTATTTCATCATAGATGTTTTGGATATTGTATCCATTTTCGATCATGCCCTCGATATCTTTCGTATATGGCTCGTACAACTTTCTTTTATTCATTTTCAACCTCTCTTTCCAACCACTCTTTTTGGCTCTTGTACAAATTCAGGTATTTATCACGGTTTTCTTCATACAGATCGTTTTCTAAATCCTCATCTATTCTTGTAAGTATCATCTTCACTGCGGAGATTTCTGGCGTATCCGTTTCTCCTGTTATGTTGTTCAAATGATCATTATTCGTCATTTTCCTCTCACCCTTTTCTTCCTCTTCCGCTTTGTACTGCCGTACATAAACTCTGCCATATTGCCCGGTTTGAATCCTGCAGACTGTTTTCTATGGCTGCTAAAGCTGTATTTTCCTCTGTCCATGCTTACTCCCTTTCTAAACTCCACCATGCTTTCGAGTTCTTCCCATATCCGGTTGTCTGTATCTTTATTTTTAATTCGTTTCTCGCTTTCATGATGTCTGACCTTTTAATTCCTGCAGCTTCTGACTCCATGAGCAGTTTCGCCCCGTCATAGCGTCCACCTTCCATCTTGTCTCTTAACCATTCCACCGCCTTGTCATAATCGGTCTTAGATACCTCGTTGACCTTGTCCTTAATCTTTTCCAGCTGGATAGTGTTGGTGTTCAGCTTGTTCCAGATCTTCTCAAAATTCTCTTGCATGATTCTGCGATTCTCTAAAATCTCATCCCGGATGACTGTAAGTGCCTGTGCTGCAGTCATCCCCTTCTTTTCTGGCTCTTTCACCAGACTTCCTGGTTCAAGTCCGAGAAGTAGACACATGGTTCTTTCAAAATCTTCTGTCTGTTCCGGGTTCTTTGCCATATTGCAGACAAAAGACTTGCTTCTCCCGAGTTCCGCCGAGAATTTCTCTTTCGTCTTGCCCTGCTTTTCCAGTTCCTTACAGAGCAAAGCGTAATTTATCGTTACTTTCTTCGGTTCCATAATTCCTCCTTAATTCGAGTTCAATAACTGTTCTTCCAGAGAGTCCATGTCGTATTCTCTGCGATCAAAGTTGTTTAGGTTTTTGCTTACTGGCGGTTTTGATTGCTTTGCATCTTTGTTTTTATAATTCCCATCCAGAATCTTTGCCATATTTGCATCATTCATCATCCAATCAAAGGTTGCCGACCAATTCCGGTTATTTTCCCCTTTTAGAAAATCGCTTTCCTCTGCAAGCTCAAATACCTTCTTAATGTCATCAATGGAGTATTTTCTTAATCTTGCTTTAATTGCACGTTTTCTTTTTTCAGATAATCGTGTTAAGCGAGGGAATGACACGCAAGTGGCATTATACATATCAGCTATTTGCTGATAATCTACTCTATTACCTCTTATATCTCTTTCTTTATCTTTATCTTCTTCTTTATCTATATCTGTAGCGTGACTTCCCAAATTTGTCACACCTGTGTCACGTGACATTTCCGTGACGCACTCAATTTTCTGTTTTTCCCTCTGTTTTTGCTTCCTAATCCGGTTCTGTTCCCTGATTTTCTCGAGGGCTTCCGCGTTCTGGTGCTCTTCCCAACCCGGAATAGTAAAAAATCCATTGTCCATCACGATCATTTCCAACCGTTCCAGTGATTGTAAGGCTAATTTCACGGTGTTTTCCTCAAAATCCAGCTCATCAGCCAACATTTTGGGTGTGTATGGGATGTTCTGCGTTAAAAACACCATCCCATTACTATTGCACCGTCCAGCCATGGTAAGCAACATCACCCAGATTAAGACAATGTTATTTCCGTCTGGAAGTTTCCGCAGATGTTTGATCTTGCGATTATCAAACATATCCGTTGTAATCTTAATCCACTTTACTTCTGCCATCACTCGTCCTCCGCAATATAGACCACAACACAAGGCTCATCAGAGTATACTTTTTCGATTTCCAGACTGGTCACTTGCTTATCGTCCGTATATGCGACTCCATTCAAACCATCCAAAATGATTTTTGCGATGTTATCTAAGTCCGGCTTTTTATTCGGCTTTATTTCGCCTTTTAAAGCTTTCTCCTTATTCTTCTTAGACCAGCTATCTGGAATCGGAAATTTCGCTGAAATTCGAACTCTCAGAGGTATCTCTGTGTAAAGAACACCTGCGCTCTGTTTATAAATCCTCGCAACTTCTTTTTCATATTTTTTATTTTCGGGTGGCGTGTATGTAATAACCTTAAATCCGGCTCTGCGGAATCTCGGTCTTGCTTTTCCAACGGGTTTCCCCGGAATTGTAATTATCATTCGTTCTCCTTTCTGCTCCCGGAATTACCGGGAGACAATGAATCTGGCTTACTTAAGGTATTTGTGACGTACTGTGCAGCAGCCATGAACGGGTTACAATTTATAGCAAAGGTTTAACCCTTACTAACATAGTGAAATTCTTGTCGGAACTGTTCTTCTGTTCCGTAGTGCTGCAAATAATACTCTTTGCAGCGTTTTCTTAAGTATCGGTCAACTTTCGATGCATTCTTCCCTGCCCTTGTTCCGTTTTGATGCAGATCCGGTCTCAGTGGAGCTATGAATCCGTAATCTTCCGAAAGTTCAATTTCTCTTGATGTGTGGCTAAAAATATGATGACGCTCCACTCCGTAAGCTCCGGTGTACATACAGTGATCCATGTCCTCTGTAAATATGCTCCACAGCTTCTTTGGTCTGCCGGATGCTCTTTGATGACCTTTTTTCTTTTTCTTTCGCTTCGGCTTCGGGAATGCCATGTCACTGTAATCAATACTCACAGTTCAATCCCCCATTTTTGTCTAAGCTCTTCTTTTTCATCTGGGGTCAAAAGGTCTGCATCTGGTATTCCAACCTCTCTGCAATCTTCCAACACGCCTTTGATGAGTTTGCTCATTTCTTTTGTGTTATACTTGCTTGACCCTTTGTAGCATTGCAGAGTGTGTAATGTTTCAGCTCTCCCTTTTAGGTCTTTTACTTCCTGTGCTCCACGATCTATCACAATCCGGAACACTGACTGTGCCAGATAGATGTCTTTTTCCCTGAGCGGTATGTACTCAAAAGCACCGTGGGATTTTAATTCATTTAGGTACGCTTGCCACCTGGTGATGTCCAACTTTTCCGCTAATTTATCGAGTAACACCCACAAATAAGAGTTCGCGTCAAGGCTTCTCTTTGCTCTGTACGGCTTTATTTCAAGCGTTAATTTCTCATAATCTTTCAGTTCATCGTAGGCTTGTCGGAAGTCCTCTACGGATTCGAATAGGATAGTGTGGCAATCTATCAAACGACCTTTTAATCTTCCTGTAAACCTCATTATTCTTCTCCCATATTTCTCATAAGCTTTTTAAATTGCTCCACTGTCAGTTCTCGCAAACCAGACACCTTATAATGCCGACACACATTCGCTATTGTCTGCTTATGCTTCGGAATGCAAATTTCCAGTGTTTTTACCTGTGATTCGGTCACATAGTTTTCGAGAGGTTCTTCTTGACTAGCCGGATTATAATTTCCGACATTTCTACCAAGCGAAAATACTACTTTTCCGGTTTTCTCATTTTCGATTTTCAGGGCATCTATGTTTCTTTCTTTGTCATAACCAACATAACTTACCCGAAAACGATCATAACAAGTGCTTCCATTACCATTCTGTTTCGCGGAAATTTCACATTTATCGGATGGGATCCAAATAAACGGAGCGGTATATAACTCTCTTCCGATTCCCCAATTAAAGCAAGCTCTCTTAAAGCTGTCGGATGCAAGGCCTTTCTGTTTTTCAGTAAAGCTTTCCGTTCCTGTATCTTCTTTGGAAACCCAGATACCTTTATCATCATCCCATATACTCACGGTGCAGTTTGCGTTGTCTCTGCTATGTTCTCTTTTCCAATTTAACTTTCCAACAGTTTCATCCAAGATATTCATATCGCACCTTGCATCTTTGTATAGTAATAGTGATATCCCATTACTCTTCACCGTTGCGATACGACATTCAATCTCGTTCGCTTTTAATGTTCTGAACTCCATATTTCTCACCTACCGAATCTGAATATTATTGTTCTGTACCAATACAACTCCAGATAACTCAACACCATCTTTCAGTGCCTTTTTCACCTTTGTTTTATCAACCTCAGGATCAGCAAATTTCAAGTATTCCTTGTCCAGTTTTGAAACATCTTGCACCTCTACACTCTCTGATTTTCGATAAGAGATGCTGACTCTTGGTGTTTTGAATTTCTCTCCACACAGGTAGCCAGACAGGTATTCTTTTAGATTTCTCGCCTTGTTCTCACATGACCGCTGGCGATCAGCCAGTTTATTTTTCTCTGCCTTGATTGCTTCTGCATCAGATAAGAGGTTTTTGATCCAGAGAGCAATTCCCTCTACCTTTTTGTCAAAATCCATCTGTAGCTGTGCCAGCTTTTCCGGGTCGATAATCTCGCCTGTTTCCTGATCTACACAATTTAAAATCTCTTCGTCAATCTCGTATAATGTTGCCATTTGTTATTTCCTCCATAAAATCACAATAATTTTGATAATGTCTTCTCCTTACTTTAAAATATCTCTCACTCTCAACAGCTTCTCGTTCTGTCATTTCTTCTTGCTCGGTATCTGTATAGCTAAGCATACTGCTCCTCCGCCTTGTCCACTGCTATTTCCAGTAATCCTTTGACTGCATCGATTGCGTTATCTAAGGCATAATCCGACTCGATTTTTATGTTTAAATCGTAGTCACCTACCGCAAATCCGTTTTTCATAGCGTATAAAGAGATTCTGTCTCCGAAATTCGAAAAATCAATTTCTATGTACGGGAATCCGTTTTTGCCTTTTCCGCGATCTTGAATGTCAAGAACTAAATCCAAAAGCTCATGTATTTTCTTTCTATCCATTGCTTATCCTCCTAAAATCTGTTAATATAGAATCGTATTTTTTCCTGAGTACCTACGGCTCCCCAGCCTTTTTGTAGGTGCTCATTTTTAATACCCAAACACCAACCACCATCCGATCATCGCCAGCACGAACCCGATCACGGATGCCGCAACCTTGTGCCAGTAAGACTTGTCCCGCTTTTCTTCGGGCAGATTGACAGATACGGAGCGGATATCCCAACTGTTTAAAGCGTTCGGCTGCTGGGTGGTCTGGCAGTGATAAGTTCCTTTAATCTCCATGCTTGTCCTCCTTTCTACCGCCTAAGCGGTTTTCTCTTTTCGTATCAATGCTCCCTGAATAATCCGGCAACATCCATCTATAAGTTTTTTAACTTCCTCTTCTGTGCGATCCACATAACAATCATCATGTACTCGGATTGTTGCATTTTTTACTTTTACTGTTTCTACGATCAAAATCATCACCTCTCTACTATGTATGCAGGTTGGATTGTCCGAGATATGTTGTCCTACGTTTTTAATTAGCATCCGAATCTCTGACGATCACATGAAATTTCTTTATCTGTCCATCGCACTGCGTGTATGGGATTTCTCTCGGATATCCATTATTTGCGTACCACTGCTTTACCATCCCAATCACTTCCGGCACATACTTTCTTACAGTTCCTTGCCACGTTCCCTTGGATTCCCATGTTTCCGTGTACATATCTTCTGACAAATCCAACCTGCGAATAATCTCATTCACAGCTTTGTCTGCCGGCTTGCCGGAACTCTGAAAGTAAAGTCTTGCTTGTCTTGCGATATGTACCGTATCCACATACTGCTGATCCGCTTCAATCGTGATTGGAAGATTGACTCCTGCTTTCTCATAAAGAGATTTTGCAGTCAGGAGCTGGATTTTACTGTTGCATCCTGCTGCTTGGAGCATCGGTGTTAAAATCTTCACAGCATTGTTGACACTGGCGAGACGCTCGTTGCTTTGTTTCTTCTTTGGCATCTCATAGGAGCCGGTCTTGCGGAGGGTGGGAAGAACTTCGGATGTCACCCAGTGTTTGAATTCTTTTGCGGATTCTAATTTGCTACCGAAGATAAGGGCGTATAGACCGGATTCGTTAATTACTACTTGATTCGGGTTTCCTCTTTTTCCGTCGGAAATCACGACGGTATTCTTATCTTCTTTCATTACATGTGTAGCAAGAGCATCTCTCGTATTTGCATATCCCAATGCTGTTGCCACATCTTTTCCAACAAACCACGGTTCATTGTCAATTGTCACTGTTCGGATTTTGCCGAACTCTTTGTTGTTAAAAATTTTTAATTCGTTCATTGCTTCTCCTTTCTGTTTTTGATGATTGTAAATAAAATCTCATCATGGTAAAATATATTTATTATTTCATGAGAATGGGGGAATTATATGCCACTTTTTTTGCAATATATCGGCTTTATCATTAGTATCTTTGGTTTTTTTATTACGATATTGACATTTATAGCAGCCAGTAGAGTTAATAAAAAAATCAAATCTCTTAATGAACTTAAAGATTTTCACGTTCATAAAACAGAAATACTCAATCAGCTAGAGGGGTTCGTTCGTTCCATAAATAGTGACCAGTTGCAAGAAAGTGATACTGAATGCACTTTATATAATGGAATAACCCAATCGTTAACTGATATAGAATCTAGGTATACTAACCTTTCTTGGAAAACACGAAAAGCATTAACTTCTTTGCAGAAATATTTAAAACGTGACAATTTTAAGTGGAATGAAATTGCCCTCAAACTTATAACTTTAAAAAATAGCATTGATAAGGAGATTTAAATATGGAAATAAATAAAAATGAATCTTTCATCGAAAAATTATCATCTCAGACTATCAATTCCGAAATTTGCTGGAAACGCGCTACATCTTTCAATAAATTAGATTTTTCTTCTAACCCCGAGCTTGGAATCGTATTTTTTAACAATGAATATTGCACAATTGATTTTGAGAATTCCTTTTTTTCTCATATTGATTCCGCTAATATTTATATTGTTTTAAAACAAATAGAATCCGGTCGCGATGGTTCCCGTGTAAAGAATTATTCAGTTTATCTACAGCAAGAAAGCAATAATGAAATTTCAAAACTTTCTTGTTCTCAAGCAGTTATTTACCAACTAGTAAATTCTATAAATTCTTATTTAGCAAAAAATAAATCGACTCTAAATGATTTTATAGATTCTTATCTTAAAAATTCTCAAAGTTAAATCCATGAATCCTTAAATCCTCTCTAATTCCAGGGAGGATTTTTTGTTATCTTTCTCTTCATTTTTTTTAACTTTTTTTCCGTATTTATATACTGAAAAAAAGTTAAAAACTGTACTACTAAAGTAATAATATCTATCACTATCGTTATTGTTATGATCATGAAGCTTACCTCCTTTTTGACGATCATGCCTACTCTAAGAAATACTCAACTGATACGTTGAAGTAATCTGCTACGCCACAGATTCCAGATATGCAAGATCTTTCACGGTTTCCAGTCTCTTCTTGCAATCCTGGTAAATCTCCTTGTAATGCTTTCCAGTTAATATTCCCGTGTCGATCACATGGAGAATGATGTTTTCCATCAGCGAAAGATTGTTCAGCTGCATAACTGTTGCTTCATCACGTTTTCCAATTCCAGCCATCTTATTTGCCAGTTTTGAATAGGTCATGTAAAGCATCTCTGCGTGTGTGCTCCCCTGCCCTTTTGCGTATTCCACTAATTTCTGAATGGTGTCCGTCTCTGCTCTTCTGGTCAGTTTTCCGGCTTTTCTTGTTTCTACCCATGTCTGAGTTGTCTTTTCTTTGATGAACGCTTCCATCTGATTAAATGCTTTGATGTAAGCCCATTTCCATTCCAGTGCTTTTTTACCGGTAAATCCCATTGCTAAGATAGAAAAGCCATCTCTATTCATTCGGTACATCTTATTTGATTTTCCAGTACCATCTTTATAAGATGTTTTGCTGAAACACTGAACGCAATTTTGCGTTGAGTCATTTTCTATCAAATTTTCAATAGCTCTGATTACATCCGAATGTCTCTTTCCAAACTTCTCCGCCACCTGTAAGCTGTCACACACTGCTTCATCATTTTTTAAATATACGAGTTCTGTCATTCGACCATCCTTTCAAAGTTCAATATTTTGAACTTTTTCTTTAAAAAAATATTTAGGTATGTCTTCCTGTGCCAAATCTAGAAGTTCTACTGCTTTACAGATATCTGTCTGCTTCCACGGTCTCTCACTACTTAATTTCAAGCAAAGCGTTCTTTCTGACCATTCCATAGCTTCTGCAAATCTGTACTGAGTTCCGAACTTCTCAATTATTCGACCTTTTAATTTGTCATAATTGAATGCCATTTTATCCTCCTTTCTTGTTCAAATATTTGAACTATTTGTATATTAGCACCCTTTTCAACCATTGTCAATACAAAAGTTAATTTTTTTGAACTTTATTGTTTTTCATATTGAACTTTTGTTTAGTGTATGGTATATTTATAATCAGAAAGGCGGTACATTTATATGAAGAAAGAAAGCACTTCTACTAGGCTAAAAAAGATTATGGAGACAAAGGGTCTTAGACAAGTAGACGTTCTGAAATTAACTGCACCATACTGTGAACAATATGGGATAAAAATGAACAAATCAGATATAAGTCAATACTGTTCTGGAAAAAATGAACCTAATCAAGAAAAACTGTTCGTTTTAGGAAAAGCATTAAACGTAAGCGAGTCATGGTTGATGGGATTTGACGTACCGATGGGACGTAACGACTACGAATTTAAAGATGCGATTGGCCCTGATAACCTTTCGTTTAATAATGTTGAGGAATTCAAGAAAGCTTACGATCAAAGTATATTCAGGAAAAACAGATTAGAATATAAGCTTTTAGAGAACATGAGAAAGCTAAATAATAATGGAAAGAAAAGTCTTTTGAATTATTCTGAAATATTACTTGGAAATCCGAATTTTATAGAATCCAACAATCATTTAGAAGTATTAGCAGCTCATGAACGAACCGACATTAAAGTAACAGATGAAATGAGAAAACACGATAAAGACATCATGATGGATGACTCTGAATGGGAGTGATACAATGACGATTTATGAAGAACTTTTGGAAGAGGCGAATAATAGCGGACTGATTGTCCGCGAAAAGACTCTTTCCGGCAGTGATGGTTTAATATACAGAAATAGAATTGCGATATCCAACAGGCTGAAAACATCCGCAGAAAAGGCTTGCGTCTTAGCTGAAGAAATCGGACATCACCATACTGCTGTCGGTGATATCTTTGATCTACAAGATATTGAAAGTATGAAGCAAGAACAAAAAGGAAGATTGCACGGGTATAACCGGATGATCGGATTGCGAGGCATCATATCAGCTTTTAATGCTGGATGCCAGAATAGATATGAAGTTGCAGAACATCTGCATGTCACAGAAGAATATCTGCAAGAAGCTATTGACTGCTACAAGGGAAAATACGGTGAGTATACCACTGTGGATAACTATGTTATTTATTTTATTCCCAATTTAGCGGTTATGGAAATGATATGAGCGCAGATGCGTTTATATATAGTGGTGTGAGGTACGGGTAAGTTAAAGGAGAAAAGTAACTATGGGATTAAAAGATGTTTTTAATATCGGGAAAATAGCAAAGGAAAATGCTGGATTAAAAGAACTAATGTCTCCAGAATTTCAAAATGCGTCAGTCCTGAATTCAAAAGTTGCCGAGTTAGAGGCTAAAAAAGAGCGACTTGAAAAGGAAATCGACAAACGCACTTCTAAAATTGACACTTTGAAGAAGGAGGCGATATTTTTTGAAGATGCAATCACATTTCAGGAATTTGGTCTATATACGCCACGATATAATTTTGTTACGTCAGAAGAGTATAAAGAAGAATTAGATAACATTCGTGATGCACAGAAAAAATTGATAAAAAGTGATAAAGCTATTATCGGAGCTACAACTTGGACGGTAAATGGAAGTAAAAGCAAAGGCAATAAAATGATTGCAGATATGAAAAAATTGTTTTTGAGAGCGTTCAATAGCGATTGTGAAGATGTAATAAGCAAAGTGAAGTACAATAATTTTGATATGTCCCTTAAAAAGATTCATCAATCCGCAAACTCTATTGAAAGACTTGGTAAATCCATGTCCTTAAAGATTACCCCAAAATATATAGACTGGAAAGAAGAAGAACTTACATTAGCCTTTGAGTATCAGCAAAAGAAGCAGGAAGAGAAAGAAGCTCAAAAAGCTGCAAGAGCAGAGATGCGCGAAGCCGCACGACTCCAAAAAGAAATTGAAGCTCAACGTAAGAAGATAGAAAAAGAACAAACTCACTACCAGACAGCTTACGAAAAACTTCTCAAGCAATTAGAAGAAAATCCAGATAATGCAGATCTGCTTACCAAAAAATCCGAATTGGAAAATCAGCTCAATGACATAGATAAGGCTATTAAAGATATCGACTACAGAGAAGCAAATCAGCGTGCTGGATATGTTTACATAATTTCAAATATTGGAGCCTTTGGAGAAAACGTTTATAAGATTGGGATGACCAGACGCTTGGATCCTCAGGATCGTGTTGATGAACTAGGTGATGCATCTGTTCCATTTAATTTTGATGTACATGCCATGATCTTCTCTGATGATGCACCGGCATTAGAAGCAGCACTTCATAAAGCTTTTGAAGATCGTAAACTAAATATGGTCAACACAAGAAGAGAATTCTTCAACGTAACACTCGATGAGATAAAAGAAGTCGTAAAGAAAAACTTCGATAAGACTGTAGAGTTTATTGACGTACCAGATGCTGAACAATTTAGGGTAAGTCAGAAAATGAAGCGAAAACAATAATTTTTCAGAACACAAAAACCGCCCCTGCGCCAACAGAGACGGTCTACATATCCGAAGATATGCGATTAAAATCCACGAATATTGTATCATCTTCGGAAACAGCTTGCAATCCAGAACATTCGTTCATGTGCTGGCTGTTATTTTTGTACCCAAATTTAAATACAATTACATAGGAGTGTGATACAATGTCTTATTTTATCTATGCTAGAAAATCCAGAAAAGACGCCGAACTGGAAGCGCTGGGGATTGATGTTCTGGAACGCCACATTACTACCCTGTTAGAGTTGGCAAAGACGCTCTCTCTTCCGATCGGTGCGATTTACCGGGAAGTTGTGTCTGGAGACAGTATTGATGCCCGCCCAGTCATGACGCAAGTCCTCTCTGAGGTAGAAGCCTGTATGTGGGATGGTGCCCTCGTAATGGACGTAGATCGTCTGGCCAGAGGTGATACGATCGATCAGGGACGTGTGCAGCGTGCATTTTTTTATTCCAACACCCGGATTGTAACACCGAATAAAACCTACGATCCTGCAAATGAGTATGATAATGAGTACTTTGAGTTCAGTTTATTTATGAGCCGCCGGGAGTACGCCACAATCAAGCGCCGAATGCAGCGTGGCAGGGAACGTTCCAGTTCTGACGGTTATTACGTTGGCAATGTTGCCCCTTATGGATGGGAGCGCGTCATTGCGCCGGATGGAAAACACTACTCTCTCGCCCCACATCAGACAGAAGCACCCGTCCTTGATCTAATGTATGATCTGTGCGGAAATAAGCAGTACGGATACCAGAAAGCCTGTACCTATATGTCCAATATGGGAATCCTTGCAAGGAGTGGCAAACCTTTTACGCCCTCTACTTTAAAAGGGATTATCTCAAATCCAGCAAACATCGGTAAAGTCCGCTGGGGGCATCGTAAGACTGTCAGGGCTGTAAAAGATGGGCGTGTAGTAAAGTCCCGTCCAAAAGCCACAGATTACATCCTCTCAGATGCGGCATGGGCGCCACGGATCAGCCCAGACTTATTTAAACGCGCGAACCAACCAAAAGGATGTTTTTCTGCTCCAGTCAGAAACGACAGACCGATACAAAATCTATTTGCAGGTCTGGTCAGATGCTCACAATGCGATCGGCTTATGGTCCGTAAGAAAGCGCAAACGAAAACGCCCTATGATATGCTGATCTGTCAGTATACAGAGTGCTCCACAGTCGGGATCCGGATTGATGAACTGGAAGAAGCTCTTCTGGGGTGGCTGAAAGACTACATAGCCAAATATGAATTTGCTGACACTCACGAGGAAGATACTGCTGCTATTGCCGCAAAAGAATTGATCGTCACAAATTTTGAGACCGAACATCAGACGCTTTTAAAACAGAGGGAATCCTTATTTGATTTTTTAGAGCAGGGAATTTACACAAAAGAAATTTTTATTGAGCGTTCGAATGCACTGGAGCAGCGGATCAGAGACTGCATGAATAACATCACTGCTGCCCGTGAAGATTTGCATACCACAATCGCAAGACAGGCAAACCGGAAAAATTTTGTGCCGAAGTGCAAGAATTTATTGAGTGAGTGGGACTCTCTGACTGTCTCGGAAAAGAACAGCGCCTTGAGACAGCTGATTGACAGGATTGTTCTGACTAAGACGAAACGGAACAAGAAAAACCAGAAAAACTCTGAATTCACAATCGATGTGTACCCGAAAGTGCCGAAATAA